GCTTGACCTACGACACGGTAGATACCCCTCAAACAAGGAGGGAGCGCGTCCTACACACCACGGAATGATAGGGGATAGTAACGCCCCTGACGAAGACCACTGGTATTTTAAACTCGCAGAGATAGAGCGTCCTGAAGATTGGTCATTTTTTAGGCAACCTGGCGGTGTATTTAAGGACGGTGAGGCATGGAAGGTCAACGAAGAAGCTGAGAACCTGATCAACCTGCCTAATGAATACTACAAACGCGGTCTAAACGGTAAGACAAACGACTGGATCAAGGTTAACTTAGCTAATGAGTACGGCTTTGTGTCTAACGGCAAGCCTGTACACCCCATGTATACCGATTCAGTACACTGTCAACACTTAGACTTTCAACCTACCAAGGATTATCCTATTGTTCTTGGCTTTGACTTTGGTCGTACACCAGCGTGTGCGTTTTTACAACGAACTTCCATAGGAAGGTGGGTGTGTTTTGATGAGATGGTACTTACCGATTCGGGTGCAGTGGACTTTGCTCCGACACTCAAACGCTATATTGAAGAGATGTACCCAGACCACGAGTTTAAAGGATGGGGCGATCCAAGTGGACAGAACAAAAATCAGTCAAACAGTGAAACTCCATTTCAAATCATGCGGGCGGCTGGCATACCCTGTCAGCCCACCCAATCGAACGATCCACTGAAGCGTAGAGCAGCCCTAGAAGTGCCTATGAAAGAGATGTGCATGGATGGGAAACCACGATTTACTGTCCTACCCAAAGCCTCAATGATCCGTAAAGGTCTACAAGGTGGCTTCTGCTACCGTAGAGTGCAGACAACCGGAGAGAGATACACTGACGAACCGGACAAGAACGAGTATTCCCACCCAGTAGAAGCCCTAGAGTACGCATTACAGGGTGAAGGTGAGGGACGTTCCGCGTTAAGCAGGTCTGGCAAGTACGATAAGCCTATTACAGCTAAGGTTGGGTTCAGTGTCTTCTGACATATTCGTCGTATTTATAAATGATGACGGGCATTGGTGGTCCAGGTTCCTGCATAAAGAGATCAAACACTGCTTTGTCCTCAAACCTAACGGGCAGGACTACATTGTCCACGGTAGAACCACTGAAAAATTTGATCTGTTCACCGTGACGGACAAAAATGCTATACTTGACGAACCTTTTATTATGATGGGGTATAAGCAAAAGCCCCCTGTCAGGGGTTTGTTCATGCTAAATACTTGCGTAGGACATACAAAACAACTGTTGGGTATTAACCGGCCATTTATATGGACACCCTATCAACTCTACAAGTACATGAGGAACAATCATGGGATTTATGAAGGCACCTAAAGCGCCTAAACCTTCTGCTGAAGAAAAGGCAATGGTAGAGCGTCAGCGCAGAGAGCTAGACGAAGAGACCGAAGAGCAAGAGAAGCGTCTTAAAGCTGTAGCCAGAGGAACACTAGGCACTAAATCACTGTTAGCCAAGGGCACTCCTGCTAAAAAAGCAGGCCCAAGCAGAGGGCAAGGTGGCCAGGGTACATTGTCTGGCGGCGGTTTGATGGGCGGTATTGGCGGTTCTATGCCCGGTCGAGTATATACAACTAGAACTGGGCGATAATATGCAATTACCTAAAGAGTTAGGGTCTTTAGCTGACCTTAAAAGGCGTGAGGCCAAGGCATTTGAGAATGCTATGATGTGGCACGATACGCTAGATGATGTGTATGAATTTTTCCTGCCCAACAGGAACTTGTTTGACACTAATCGCCGAGGCCAGAAGAAGATGGAGCGTATATTTGACTCCACTGCTCTTGAGGCAATCCAACAAGGCGCTAGTAAGCTGCAAGAAAACATTGCACCTATCTGGTCGCGCTGGGCTACGTTCGCTCCGTCTGACCAAGTAATAGAAATGCTTGAGACTGGCGACTACGGTGTAACAGAACAAGAGATAAGGGATAACCTGGAGAAGCAGGCTGTCATTATTTTTGATTACATCAACCGTTCTAACTTTGCTACGCAGTTTTATGAGCATGCCCTAGACCTTTTAGTCGGTACAGGCTCTCTACGCATCGATGAGAACGATGATGACAACATGCCCCTTATCTTTAATGCTATCCCACAGAAGGGTATAGCGTTTGAGGAAGGCCCATACGGTTCTATCGAGACACATTGGCGACGATTCACTGTTAAAGCGCGTAACCTAGAGCGTCAGTGGAGAGGGTTTAAGCCTTCTGAAAAGATCAAGAATGTGATCAAAAATTCACCAGACAAAGACGTAGAGATTAGTGAAGGTGTTGTATACATGCCTAAAGCTAAGACCTACTACGGTTGTGTCTGGGTAAAGAGTGAAGATTCTATTAGCTGGATGGAAGACTACGGTACATCTAGCCCTTGGTTAACTGGCCGTTACTCTAAAGTATCCGGTGAGATTCGTGGTCGTGGCCCTGCGCTACAAGCATTGCCTGATGTACGCTCTCTAAACAAAGCTAAAGAGTTTGTACTACAGAAAGCAGCTATCGATCTAGCGGGTATGTACACAGCAACTGATGACGGTGTAACCAACCCCTACAATATTAGTATAAGCCCAGGCATTGTTATTCCTGTAGGTTCTAACAACTCTGCTAATCCTAGTATTCAGCGACTAGACACAGGCTCTAACCTGTCATTAGCGCAGTTTGAGATTAACGAGCTACAGACTGCTATCAAACGCGCCCTGTTTAACGATCTAAGAGACCCTAATGGTGCTGTACGCAGTGCTACTGAGGTAGCTATAGAGTCCAGAGAACTAGCAAAACGTATTGGTTCTGCGTTTGGGCGCTTGCAGACCGAAGTATTAATCCCTATCATCAAGCGTGTAGCAGCTATTCTAACTCGTAGAGGACTAATTACTCCTATACAGTTAGATAATAAAGACGTAGATATTAAATTCTTGTCTCCATTAGCTAAAGCGCAAGATGGTGAAGACCTGATGTCAGTGCAACAGGCTGTAGCATTTGTATTGCAGACTGCTGGCCCAGACCAAGCCAAGATTGCCTTTAAGCTGGAAGACTTTGGTACATGGGCTGGAGGTAAAACTGGTATGCCTGCTGAACTAATGCGAAGCGAAACTGAGAAACAACAGATAATCCAAGCTGGCGCACAAGCTGCACAGGCTGGGATGGCTACGAGTCAAGCCCCAGTACAATGAGTTGGGACGACATCGACAAGGCTTCTGTTAACCCAGAGGCCGCAAAAAAGCAGACGGCTAAAAAACGGTCACAAGCTGCTGAACTAGCTAAAGCATACAATCGTTGCTTCAACTCTGAAGAAGGTAAGCAAGTCATTGCTGATCTACACAAACGATTTATCTACGATAATGACACTTCTTTTGGCTCCCCTAATGTAAACTACGAATCTGCTTACCATAACGGTGAGTCAGGTGTAGTTAAATTCATAATTAATCAAATCAACCAAGCAGAAATACTATGACTAAAGAAGTTAAGAAACGTGCCGTAAAGGTAACGCCAAAAGTTCTTATAGGTGATGAGTCTAAGAAGTACCTAGATAAAATTGGCTTTAAGATGGAATGGCTAGATGACTTAGCTAAACAGTATAAGTTTGATGGCTATGATTATGTAGGCAAGTTTTGTGCATTCCGTTGTAATAAGGATGGCAAAAGCGTTGAATGGATCGACGTTAACTCTCTCGCCTTGCTCAATGGACAGCGCAAGTTATGCGAGATAAAACTTAAACACCAACCATTAGGGAAGTCGAGGAAGATTATCGACCTACCCTGGGAGAAGATTTAATGTCAGAAGAACAGGCCGCAGTAGAAGAAACAACAAGCGATACCCTGTTAGATCAGTCATCGCCAGAGTTAAGTGAAGGTGAATACTTTCTATCAGAAGGTATCAAGGGTGCAGGCGATATGCCTGAGTGGTACAACCCTACCAAGTACAAGTCTGTTGCAGAACAGGCTAAAGCGTATACAGAGCTAGAGAAGAAGTTTGGTGGATTTACAGGCGCACCTAAAGATGGCTATGCTGGCCCTGAAGGTGTAGAGTCTGGTGATGCTTTGCTAGAAGAACTGACCGAGTTTGCTAACAAGACCAACATGTCTCAGGACGCATTTAACGATGCATGGGAACTGTTAACCGCACAATCTGAGGCTGTAGAGCAGGTTGAGCAGGAGCAAGAGTTAGCGAAGCTAGGGGATAACGCACAGCAGCGCATAAAGACAATTGAAGGCTTTATGAAGAACAATATGAGTGCTGAAGACTTTGATGTTGCCCGTGATCTAGTAACTACAGCAGAATCAGTGCAGTTAATTGAGATGCTAGTGTCAGCTACAGCCCCTACTAAGCTACCTATTGACGGTGGTGAAAGCCCTACAGGTCTTACATGGTCAGACATTGAGGCTGAAATGTTCAAGAAAGATGAGCATGGTGGGTTATTGCGTAGTGTTGATAGAAGCCATGAAGCAAAAATACAGAAGATGATGCAAGACTTTGGTGGCGACAGGCCGCACCAACGCACTGTTGGTTGATCCAATAGGGGTATTCAGGGTATAATTCAAAAACTGGATACCCTTTCTTTAAGGCCCAGTAAATTAGGTTGGATGCTGACCAATTTACTGGGTACTCAGCAAAAACCTTGAAAAACTTTTTAATTTACTCTTTTTCGAGGAATCTACTATGAGTAAAAATCTATCAGCCGTGGCGGTCACGGAGTTTGACAGTATGGTTAAACATGCCTATCAGGGCATGGGCCTGCTGAAAGGTGCTGTAACACAGCGCAACAATGTAGTTGGCGACACTTACAAGTTTCGTCGTATGGGTAAAGGTCTTGCTAACCAGAAGTCTACTTCTGACTTGGTAACTCCTATGGATGTGGCGCACGAGTTTAAGACTGCCACTCTAAGCAACTGGAATGCTCCAGAGTACACTGACATGTTTGATGCTCAAGATGTCAACTTTGATGAGAAGCAGGAACTAGCAAACACTATTGCTGGCGCTCTTGGTCGCCGTACTGACCAGCTTGTTATCGACGCTATGGATGCTTCTACTCCTCTGACAACCACTATTGGTACTAACGTAGGCGGTAACGCTTCTAACCTAAACATGGCTAAAGTAATTAAAGCCCAGGTTGAACTGCGTGACCAAGGTGTTCCTAACTCTGAGCTGTTTGCTGCTGTAAACGCACTGGGTCTAGGTGGACTGTTGAACGACGAGAAGGCAACTTCTTCTGACTATCAAGCTATTAAAGCACTCGTAAACGGTGAT